AGTTTTGCTTTTGCAGTGCATCTACAAAGGTGGAGTCAGATATTGACGACGTGCGGACAATGAGGTCGTCCTTGATGTACAGCACACTCACCAGACCGGTCGCGCAGTTGTACTTAGTAAGGTTCACAGCGTCTCACCCTGCTGCCGTCGTAGCTCGCGGGTGATGGCTGGGCTGACCACGTCGTAGGCGTGGTCGAGCGTGGTCACGGCGGTGACTTTCTCAGTCTTGTCGATGTGGTCATAGACCGTCACTTCGATGGTACTGGGTGACGTGCGGTGTACCCAAATTTCGGTGTGCCCGACTTGGCGGTGCATGATTTGATTGCGTCTGTCGCTCATGGTATACTCCGTTCTAATTGGCGATTTGCCAAGACTCAAAAACATATGTACAAAGCCCCGCGCAGTGAAAACCGTGCGGGGCTTTGTGCGTCTACTTATCTTCCATCATGTGGACGGCGGCGTCCCAGCCGTCGGCGAAGGATTCGGTCATCATCTTGTGATGCCAGTCCGCCATTTTCTGTTCGTACCACACCCAGCACCGCACGATGGTCACGCTGGCTCCCATGACCATCGCCGTGATGCAAAGACCCACAATGATAGTGCTCATACTACTTCGCTCCTGTGATGCGGAGCGTCGCTTTGCGCGTCGTCTCTTTGCGGGCGTCGGCGATGGCTTTGGCGGTGTGGACGTCGCCGTCTTGGAGTGCCTTGGCGATGACGGCGTCAATCATCTTGGTGTCGTAGCTGTGCGACGTTGACTGCGGCGTAATCAGCGCAGTGCCGACGTGGTCGACCTTGAACGAGCCACCAAGCGCCTCCACGAGGACTTGCAGGTTGCGCCGCAGGTCGTCGACGTTGGCTTCGTAGGCTTCGAGTTCCGACTTCATCTCGAAGTAGTCACGGAGCAAGAGCGCAGCGGCTGCACGGTCAAAGTTTGGGTTAGTCATTGTGTTTCCCCTTTGGCATAATTGCGGTTGCCCAGCTGGCAACGATGTGCGACACGGCGATGCGATGCGTTGAAAACAATTCCTCGAGGCTCTCCGGATTTTCGTCGACAGCCTTGTAAAATTCAGCGTTGGTCATGCCGGCGACGATGGAGGCTCGGACTGCCCAACGGTTCCCGCTGAGCTTGGTGTAGACAAACTCAATCGTGACGCCGTCGCCAACGATGAAAAGGTCAGTGAAGTAGGCGTGGTGTTGCTGAGTCATTACTTTGTCCCTTCGCGGTGGCTGTCGAGGTACTTGGCGACGGCCAATTCCAAGCGGTCAATCTGCGCCATCAGGCGCTTAACCTCCGTGTCCTTGCCTTTGGCTTTGGCTTGCTCCATCATGTACGCCGCCATAGCGATGCTCTTTGCTGCGGTCTCGAGCGGCGTGTCGAACTGGGTGATGTCCGGGTGGTCTGAGTGTTGCATGGTTCTGTCGCTTTCTTTGTATTGTCTCGGCGCCTCACAGTGAGGCGCCGTTGTGACCGTGGTGAGGCTTAGCGGGTGGCGAGTACATCACGATATGCGCAAGCCATTGCGAGGGTGTCATCGGCGCCCATGGCTTCCCACTTAGCGATAGATTCGTTCATTGACTCTGCAGTAGGATTGAGCGCTTCAATGATTTGCATTGCAATGCTGTAGCAAAGGTAAATCTGAGCGATTTGAGCTTCGGTGCGGATGCGGATTGGGAGGTTGTCGATGTTCATGGTGTGTGTCGCTTTCTGTGCTACTGCTTCCTAACTGATAACAGTATACCACGGTACTATTTTACTTGTCAAGTAGTTTTTTGACCAATTTGGCACCAATTTGACACGAGTTTTTTTGTGCTATAATGAAGTCAAGCCAACGGCTCGGTTCTTGCTTATCGCTTTGTCAAGAAACTGGGTTCACGCTAAATAACTGCACCAAGCCCCTCACATTGCTAGCGATGTGAGGGGCTTGGTGCGTTGGTGTGAAGGAGCATAACGTCTGAAGCGCGACACCCAAAACGTCCTACTCAGTATATCACGAAGTCGGCGGTGTTGGCCAATCGACCGCACCGTCCCACCCTTGTGCTTGCACCGCTTCCGGTGTGTCGCGCAAGGCTTTGCGGTATGTGCGCCATTGTAGGACTTGGCTTTGACTGAGTGGCACGTCGGGAAGCTGTGTCCAGTCACACAGCAAGAGCCGACGGTCTCGCTCAGTCCGCAGCGCCGTCATGGCTTCGTCGTAGGTGTAGGGTGCGTCGATCACCTCGGCGTCCTCTGGTGGCTGTGGGTACTCGACGCCGTAGTCATCGTAGTAGGCGATGCGAATTGCTTCGGGGTCGTAGATGCGATTAATGGTTGGCATTAGATTACTCCGGTTAATTGAGCGATATGAAAAATTGGCGACTCAGATACTGCACCCTCAGCGGCGACCTGAATCGTCACGTTCGCCGATGGCACCACGGTAAAACTCAGTACATCGCCGGTGGTAAAGTAGCGCAGCCACATATAGCCGTGCCTAGTTGTCGAGCCAACATTGTCACCCGTCATATGCACAACGTTGACACCGCCGACGTTCAGCCGAAAATATGCCGTGTGCGACGTGTTGGCGTTGTACGTCAGCGACATCGCATAGTACCCGGCGGTGGGTATGGTGATATTCGTCGTTGCCCACGTGAAGCCTTGGTTTCGGGTTTCAACTTGCCATGTAATCGTCGTGCCTGCCGTCGTGATTGACAGTGTACCCGACCGAGTGAGCGTCAACGCCGCACCGGGTCGCTCTTGGCGGGCGAGGTCGGCGACGCTTGCCCTCAGGTCTGCGCTAGTTTGATATAAGTCCGACATTGACTGACTCCGCTCCAGCTGCGCTCATGCTTAGCGCAACACTAGCCACCTTCTGTGTAATGTTGCCCGCTGCGTAGGCGTAGACCGTCACTAAGTCTCCCAAGTAGTAATCCCTGCCGTAGCGCAGTGCGGCGTTTTGTAGTACTTCGGTTTGCAGAGTCGTGCGTCGTTCCGTTGCGCTTTGCAGGGTGACGTCGCCCAGCTGTTGGTACTCTGCGGTTTTCTTTTGGTTCCGTGCATCGACCCACGTCTCACGCAGGTCGAGCCCAGTGGGTAACGACGCCGGGCGCGTGACAATAGCCCGTGCCGATCCTTCGCCTTGCCCCGCTACCACGACGGCAGATATGTCGGTGATACGGTTGGTACGTAGTACTAACTTGGCAATGGTGCCGGTCTCTACGGATAAGATGACGCTGGCACTGCGGTCGGTACCCAGTTGCCCGGTGTACCACGTGAATGTCCACGTCGCCGGTGCGGTGTAGACGAGGGCAAAGTCACCGCCGGCGGTGAGCTGGACTTCTTGGAGTACGCTGAGTAGATTCTTGCCACTGCATGACAGCGACGTCGCATTGCCTAGTCCGCCCGACGTCGCCACCGCTGCGCCGGTGAGTACTCCGCTGAGCATGCGCCCGTTGGCCGTCGTTGCCGATGCACCGAGATTGAAGTTGTACAACGTCTTCATCACCGTCTCGGCGACGACTGCGGTGAATTGGCTTCGGTTGGCGACGCCACTCTTATACGCAACGATGCGGTCGCTCAGGATGGCATTGGTGCCCACGGCCTGCGCCGTGACGACCGTCGTCTGTCCGTAGCTCGTGACGATACCGCGAATCGTTCCGGCGAATTCCCGTGTCGAGGCAATGCCCGCGGCGATGTCTTGGCGATACACCTCAACAATCGCACCGTAGACAATATACGGCGCCGTGGTCGACACCGCATTGACGTCGAACTGGGCAATGTCGACGCTGTTGACGGTGCGATTGACGGCGACGGCGAGGAAGTCGGTGCATATGGCCTCCAAGACGCCACCCGCCGTATAGACAAAGATTGCGTACTCTGGTGCCATGTTAGTGCCTTACGATAGCGATTTGCGAATCGGTGATACTTCGACTAGCGACGCTTGACCAGCCTTGCAAGTAGTAAGTGTTGCTTGACCCAGTGGTTACAGTGATCGGGATGATGACACTACTGCGATATGATATCGCTCCGCTCAGGGCTGCGGTGAAGGTGGGGAAGCTTACGCCAAGGTTTTGAATAAGCGCCGACCGTGTTCCGGTCAAGTTGCTGTCGTAGGTGATTTGGAAGTTGAACTCATAGAGCCCTGATTGATAAATCGTAATAGCGCCGGTTGACGTCGATACCGTAATAGTGCCGTCGCTTGACGACGTGCCTGTGGCGTAGGTGGCGATTCCGGTGTACGTCGATGCACTAGGTATTGACACCGTGCCACCTGACGCATAGGCGTATTGTGACGATGGCTGCTGTCGTGATGTGGCATAGGGATAGTACGGCGTAATGGCAGTGATTGTCCCTGCCGACGTGGTGACGGTGCCAAGGGTTACGAGGTTGGTTGCCGTGACCGACGTCGTGATGGTGGAGAGCTGCCCCGCCGTCACCAAGGCGATGCGAGTCACCGCTGGGACGACCGTCGTTGTGCCTGCGCCGTTGGCGGTGACGGTCTGATTTCCTGCTGCGGTATTGGCGATGATAAGGATTGTAAACGTGCCAGAGCCAAGCGTTGACGTTGAGATGGTGACGTTACCATTAGACTCATAAAAGTACCCGCCGACAATCGCTGAGCCGTCGGCGATGGTGAGCGTTGTGGTGGTAGCACCCGACATAGCCAGATACGAGCCAGTGAGGAGTATGCCGACGCCAAGCCCTGAGCGCTCAAAGGCGCTCATTCTGTCCGAGTTGTAGGTGGAGGCGCCGTCCGTCGACGCGACCCCCGTCGCCCATCCTAAGGATCGTTCAGTCGTTGCCATGGTGTCTCCTATATCCCGACGAAGCGGGTATTGTATACGATGTTCACTGCAGCGGGAGATGCCGATGAAGAGGCGGCGATGGAGATGGAGTTCGTGCCGACGACAATCGCCCAGGTCGCCAAGTTTGACGATGCGCCCACTGTGGCGATTTGGTTGACGCCAAGGTCATCATATACGGTCTTACGTCCGTAGCGTAGGTCGTAGGTAAAGGTGCGCCCGGCGCCGATTGACCCCGACGTGCTGATAATTTGCCCCGTGGTGTTGTTGGTAATGACTAAGCCAGTGATTGGGCCCAACGCCGTTATGACCGGGTAAGCGAGCCACGTGCCGTCGTAGGTGAACGACGTCGTAGCGTTGATGTTTGCCGTGCCGTAGGTACGTGGATATATCACGGGGTACGCCGTCGCTGTCCCTGCGATTCCCGCTGAGCCTGCGATGCTATGCGGTGTCGCATCGTACCACGTCGGGTCATCGGCACGAAGCTGAATCACCGCACGGAGTCCGTAGCCCACTTTGGGATCGGTGTCGAAACTCAGTCCACCCAAGACTTTGACGTCGATGGTACGGACAAAGGTAGACGTCGTCACCGTGATGCGCCCCGTCGTATTTGACGGAGAAAACACGGCGAGCAAGCGACCTCGTGCGGTGTAGTAGTCGTCGATTGACGTCGTGTTGACAAAGAGCGGTATCTGTAGGATGCGAGGGTCAAGACGGAAGTCGACGTCGGTGTCGCCTTGTTGCATCGGCCCACGCTGGGTAATGCGATGTAAAGGCGCTAAGCCGAAGCCTTGGTCGCCGAGGTAGTTGTAAATCAATGCCGAGGTGGCGTCGTAGCCGTTGAGGTTAAACGTCGTCCCGTTGACGGCGTAGGTAATTTCGTAGGTCATGCCATGCCTCCGGCGAGTAATTGCATCGCCCGTAAGTCGTTGCTAATCGAGGACTCAGACTGCGCCGTTTGATACGATGCCGACAAGTAGTAATTCTGTGTCGTCTGATTGACGGCGCCGACTGCTGAGCCACTGACTGCGCCAATCGCTCCGGTGATGTCAGGAACACCGCGCATGATACCCGCCGCCATACCTGCGCTCATCTGGTAGCCGACTTGATCGGCGAAGACTTTCGACGGTGAGGCAATGCCCAGCAGTTTCATCGCTGCATCGAGCGCAGATTGAGCGGCGCTTCGTGCGGCGTTGGTAATTGCAGTCACGCCGTTTTGTATGCCCTTGGCGATGCCGTTGGCGATAGCTGAGCCGATGCTGAGCGCTTGGTTTGCGAGGCTGACCATCATCGTCCCGACGGCGATAAGCACTGCGGTGACCATGCCTTGCACGGCGCTGTTGACCGTAGAGGCAAAGGTCATAACGG